CATACTTGCTCAGCGGTATGGTTTCACCTTCGCCGACGATCCCGCTCTCAAGCTTTCCCTTCGCCTTATAGCTCTTGAGGACGGTTCCGGGCTGCTTCTTGATTTTTCTGGTGACGCCCAGAGCCTCCAGCAGCTTCTTGACGGAGTAGCCGAACTGGTCGACAAACTCCATTTCTCTCACTCGCGAGAGATCTTCTCTCTTAATCAGATTCGCTTCTGCCATGATTAATCTCCTTTGTTCTCAGTGTTGATAAGTTTCGCGTATTCCGCGCGGCGAGCTTCACGGTCAGGCATGGCTGCAATCTCTGCGCGCGTCTTTACCGCGCCGGAGTTGTTCGCCGGTGGCGTGTCCACCTTCGCGCCCTTGGTGATCGTCTTGCCTACCAGCCCCGCAAAATCGCCGGTGACGAGGGCGTCGAGTGCTGCGGTGTCCTTGAGCTTTTCACCGTCAAGCTCGGCTGCATCGATCTCCGCTCCCGCTCCGCGCATAGCTATTTCAAGGCTCTTGCCGGTGATGCCCTTGCTCTCAAAATACTTGCGCACTGCCGTGGTTTTTGCGGCTTTGGTTTCCTTGGCGGTCTGAGCAGACTTGTAAGTCTCAAAAGCCGAGTGTTCTTCCTCGTACTTTTTCTTGTAACCGCCGTCTGCTGCTTTCAGCTCGTCCAATTCCTTCTGAACGCCCGGAAGCTTATCAGCTGCGACTTTATATTCGTCGCGCTGAGTGGTGAGTCCGTCGATGGTCTCGGTGTGGAGCTCGATCACACTGTCAACCTGCTCATCCGTCAGCCCCATTGCTTTGAGGCCTTTTCTTGTGAGTGCCATGTTTATTCTCCTTTTTCGGTTCTTCGGCGGCAGTTCCTCGCCGCAGGAGTGGGTATAAAAATAAGCCCACAACTTTCGTTGTGAGCTTATTCTAAAATATTCATTTGGCTTTTGTGGCTCATTTTTTAATCGCCGCGGGAGAGGTATTCTTCAATGATTTTCCCGTAATCCTTGGCGTTCTTTTCAACAGCCTTTTTGATGAAGCGGCGGGGCTTTTGCGGCGTGCCGATGCGCCATTCCCCGGTTGCTGGGTCTTTGTATGCCCAACGCTTCTTCGGCGTGCCCCCGGCTACGTTCTCGGCGCCGGTTCCCTCGTGGACGTAGACGGCATAATTGACGTTTGTTCCCACGTATACGGCCTTCTCATCGGGGACGACCTTATGCGTAATGCTGCCCTTGAGCAGCCCCGTATCGCGAGCTTTCATCTCTTCAACTTCGTCCTTGACATCGCCCTCGGCAGCTATGCCTACCGCTTCAAGGGCAATGAGAAGCTGCTCTCGAAGGGCATTTTTTACAAGTTCTTTGTTATTTATGATTTTGACCTCTATATCCATTGTTCACACCTTCTCGATTTCAGCGGCGGCACAGTCGTACAGTTTCCATCCAGTGTCGTCGCCAAAGCCGCCCGGTGTCCCTATCTCATCTGCCTCGATGGTGTAGATTTTCTCCCCCTCGACAGTTCGGATGTCGACTACCGTGCCGGTAATCCCGCTCTTCTTTATCCTCACTTGCTCAAATTCATTTATCATTCTTCTCTTCCTCCCCTATTGCGATACGCGGTGATTATACGCGGCTTGCTGTCCGGCGTGTCCTTTTGCCAAACCGTGCGGAATGTTTTATTCTCATCGCCCAGCTTCATGTATATAATTAGTTTTTCCTCGTTTTTTTCGGTAAATATTCTGTCGGAAACCTTGTTTATATCAAATTGTCTGGCCATATCGTACCGCAACCGTAAAATATCGTCAGCCGTGTAGCCTGCGTCAAAGAATTCTTTTGAGTGTCTGGAGCCTTCTTTGAGGAAGTAGCCGCTGAATTTTCCCGGTGTGGTTTGGCACGGCGCGTTTTTTATCGTTTCCCTCTGGCGCTTGATAGTTTTCAGCTTCGCCCATTTCTCTGGATCACTATACTTCAAATTCTGAAACTTTGCAAATGTATTCGGTGTTTCTTTTCGCGCATATTTGGTGTACTCCTGATACTGCGCATAATCAGCGTTACGCCGAACCTGCTTTTTGAATTCCAGCGTAGTGCCTTGCGGGTCTTCCTCCATTTTCCGCTCAAGCCATTCCGGATATAACTCTCGCGGGCGTTCATGGCCTTTAATTTGTCCCTTGATTTGGCACCGGCAATTATAGATATTACCGTCGGAAGCTCCCATAGACCCGTCGCCGGGAAACATGAGTTTTTCTCCACCAACTGTAAACGGTTCGTTTACTCCGACGCGCTGCCCATCAGCCATTCCGTGGTTGAAGCGTGTCCGCCCATCATGCACGGATAACCACTCGCGTGTCATTTCAATGCCCATGTCCGCGGCCTGTTGATAACTTGCCGTTCGTCCGCCGTTTGCCGCAGCTGTGGTCGCAGTCCGGGCAGCCCGGATAGCGCTCGTGACGCTCATGTTCGTCAGCCGCTCCCGCAGTCCGGCAGCAATCTGTCGGTTGCTCTCGCCCATAAGTATTCCTCGCGTTACTCGTGCGGTTATCTGCTTTTTGCCGTAGTCGAGATCAATGCCGCGTTTCAGTGCAAGGCTCGGCGGGTAATATGGCATGAGGTCAGGGCGCTCGACAAGCAAGCGGCGAATAGTCGCTTCGTCGTATAGAGTGAAGTCTACGCCCGCTCCGACGCTCTCGATCTCATAAGCCGCATAGTTGCGGTTGAGGGTGTATATCCCCGGCGTGGTGTCATTGATGTAGGCCACCGCCACTTCATTCGCGTGCGTCGCCCGCTCCGCGAGCTTGTCCCGCAACTGCTCAAATCGTCGGCCGCGGCCGATCTGATTCAAACGCCACTTCTTATATGCTTCTTCGTCGATTTTCCCGGCCTGCAGCATATCCTGCATTTCCTTGTCTCTCACCGCGAACTTAGCAAAATAATCATCGATGATGTCCTGCAGCTCTTTAGCGGCCTCATCGTACATTTCCCGGATGCGCTCTTCAAGCTCCTGCAGCTGCTCATCGGTCAGCCTGTGACCTTCATCCAGCCTCATGGCTTATTCCTCGTCCCCGGTGTCATCATCCTCGGGCTTTATGTCGTCATCTTCCGGTTTTTTGTCGTTATCGCCGCCGAATCCGTTATTAAAACGGCTCATTTCTTCGGCGAGCATAGTTTCAAGCCGCGCCGCGACTTCGTCCGGGGTCAGGAAAGGCAGCTTCTTTAATGCCAGTTCGTCACCAATCAGTTCCCGTGTCTCCATGACCATGTCCGTCTGCTCTTTCTGGTTGCTGACTCGGTTACGTTTGAAACTCGGCGTCGCGTCCTCTTCCGATACGCCCTGAAGCGCGAGCAGCGCCACAATGCACTCAATGATCTGGAACTCGAAGTCGTCCGCCTCCTCGTCCATGGGCTGATAGGCGGCGTCAATGTGGTCATTCGTGGCGCCGGCGGCGATGGTATGTACGTCAAGTCCGCCGAAGTCCTCATAAATCCCCGCTCTGATCTCCTGCAGATATTCTTTCCGGGCTTCATACGGTATCTGCTGGGTGTACGGCTCGGCAGCATCATTCTCGCCGTCATCATATTCGGAATTTACCGACGCAATGTGCTGCGTCTTCAAGCGGGTGCGGAACTCAGCAAGTGACGCATCGTCCATGCCTCCCGCTCTCTTGACGATCCAGTATATTTCCGCGCAGTCCTGAAGATTGTTCGCGAATCCGGAACGGATGAG